ATTTTGATCAACCACGAGCAGAAAAATTACTAGCAAGTTTTTATAAAAGGATGTCAGAGGTGGAAAAAGAAGTACAAGAGACATTTAAACCTAGAAAAGTGGTAGAAGAGATTCATCCTAGTTATAAGAAAGATGGTTCTCTATCTAAACTAGGTACAAATGAGGCAACAAACAAGAAGGTACATTTGCTTGAAGATGAATATATATTATTCAAACAAGGCGAGACTTCTATTATTAGAACACATGAAGACGAATTTAATCTAGGCTCAAGAAAACAAATAGGAGAATACTTACAAGACTTTGGTTGGAAACCTAAAAAGTTTACACCTACTGGTCTACCTGTGGTAGATGAAAGGACTTTAGGTAGGATAAAAGATATTCCTGAGGCTGAATTGATAGGGGAGTATTTATTACTCCAAAAAAGAATAGCACAGGTTGAATCCTGGATAGAAGCTGTTGAAGAAGATGGAAGAGTACATGGTTTTGTGATACCTAACGGCACAATTACAGGTCGTATGGCCCATAGAAAACCTAATATGGCACAGGTTCCATCTGTTAAGAGTCCTTATGGTGTTGAATGTAGATCTTGTTGGATTGTACCTAAAGGATATAAATTAGTAGGAATAGATGCAAGTGGTTTGGAATTAAGAATGCTTGCACACTATATGAAAGATGAGGAATTCACAAATGAAATCATTAATGGAGACATACACTCCCATAATCAAAAAATTACAGGACTTAAATCAAGAAATCAGGCAAAGACTTTCATCTACGCCTTACTATACTCTGCTGGAAATAAGAGACTCGGACAAGTGGTTGGAGGAAGCGAAGCTGATGGCAGAAGACTTAGACAACATTTCTTTGATAATAAACCAACATTTAAGACTCTACGAGATAGAGTTACAAAAGCAGCAAAGAAAGGTTTCGTCTTAGGAATTGACGGAAGACGTATAGGTATAAGAAATTCTTACTCTGCCTTGAACACTTTGTTACAAGGCGGTGGTGCTATCGTTATGAAGAAAGCATTAACTCTGCTGAATGAAGAAGCTAGATTAAGAAACTTAGACTTTAAATTTGTTGCTAATATACATGATGAATGGCAAGTAGAAGTACATGAGGAACATGTTGAACACTTTGGAAAACTAGGAGTGAAAGCAATCAAAGAAGCAGGAGAACATTTTAATATGCGCTGTCCTTTGGATGCTGAATATAAAATAGGAGATGATTGGAGTGAAACACATTAATCAATATACAATAGAACAACTCTTGTTGTTTGAAGAAGTACAAGAAGACGTATACGCAGAAGAATTAAGACAGAACCAGGATTTTAAAACATGTTATGAGTGTAAAGAGACGTTACCTATAGAAATGTTTCAGCCCTCAACATACATGTATACAAGTAGCGGACAGACAGAACCCAAATGGAGAAGAAGAGAGTGTAGTGATTGCTGCAACAAACACAAGAGGGTTAGGCAAGAGTTAGTAAAACTCCATCCTTATCCCAACGGAGACTATAAGTGTCCTGTTTGCTTGGAAGGTAGGGTACATAGCGTAACTGGTGTAGAAAGAAAATGGAATTTAGACCATTGTCATGATAGCAATACATTCAGAGGCTTCTTATGCTCTAGTTGCAATAAAGCGATGGGCTTCTTCGGAGACGATATAAAAATCTTTGAAAGAGTTATAAAATATTTAAACAAACATAGAGAGGAACTTTATGAAGAAGGAAAAAAAGAAAAAGAACTTAGACACGTTAGTACATGACATCTATGCTAAGCTAGACACGCTTACAGAAGGAAAGTCATTAGGTGTGTCAGACGAAACAGCTACTGCCTTTGGTGATGCTATGAAAAATGCATTACTTAGCTGGTCGGGAGAGCATCCAGTAGATAAACAGACATTAAGGATGTCTAATATTGGTAAGCCTAACAGACAGCTTTGGTATGATATAAAAACAGAGCCAACAAGCAAGGCTTTCGCTGCACCAGTACAGATTAAGTTTCTATATGGGCATATCTTAGAAGAAGTTATGCTCTTTTTGGCTCGTTTAGCAGAACATGACGTAAGTGCGGAACAAAAAGAAGTTAAGGTTGATGGTATTAAAGGACATATGGACTGTAAAATAGATGGTGAAGTTGTAGATATTAAGACAGCTTCAGGTTTTGCGTTCAAGAAATTCAAAGAGGGCACACTACCTGACGATGATCCGTTTGGTTATATGGCACAGATAGCAGGATATGAAGAAGCAGAAGGTACACATAATGGTGGCTTCCTTACTCTTAACAAAGAGAATGGAGAGCTTGCTTTATTTAGACCTGATGAATTAGATAAGCCTAATATAAAAGATAGAATAAAACTATTAAAAGAACAGCTAGAAGAGGACACACCTCCTGAGAAGTGTTATGCTCCTGTGCCCGATGGTAAATCTGGAAACATGAAACTTGCTAGAGGATGTGTATATTGTAGACACAAGTTTGAGTGTCATAAGGACACCAATCTAGGATTAGGTCTTAGAGTTTTTAAGTATTCTAAGAAGTTTGAATACTTAACAAATGTTGCAAAAATACCAAGAGTAAAAGAGGTTACTAGTGAGTGGAAAAAGAGACAAAAAACTACGTAAGAAAGGTAGACAAATATTAGTGGAGTGGTTACACTCTGTTATTCCTGATACTGCGGACAAGACTTTAATTAATGTAGATAATTTGGAAGAGTATTTACCCGAACAAACACACACATATTTTAATAAAAAGTTTTGCCTTAGTGCCTACTCTTTGAGATGGATATACAAACGAGTTAAAAGAAATCCTGATCTAACCTTTGAGCAGCTTGAAAAAGATGTAGCAAAAGAACAACAAATTAATGTAGTAAAAGAACGAGGACAATATTTATGACAAAGAAAAAAAGAAGTACAAAGATAAAAGAATTGGAAGATGCAGGTGAAATAGAAATTGATATAAACAAAATAGAATTAGAAGAATTGTTGATAGCTGTAGGCGGTGTTTTATTTTCAGGTACATTAATAGAAGAATTAGATACACCTATAATGTTACGCTTAGAAGATTTAATTAAAGAAGAAATAATCTTTAGGGAACAAGCAAAGGAGACAATACATTAAATGAAAAGAAAACCTAGAAAGAAAAGACCAATAGAGAAAGGGCTACCTAAAGGATATGACTCTAAGTGGGAGTACGATCTTCACCAAGAAGAACTACAACACTGGGAACACCACAAAGGAATCATAGATTATAGTATTCCACATAAGTATCATCCTGATTTTATTCGTATCTTAGAAGGTAAGGTTATCTATCTTGAAGCTAAAGGAAGGTTTTGGGATTATGCAGAGTACAACAAGTACAAATGGATTAAAGAGATACTGCCAGATGATTGTGAGCTAGTCTTTTTATTCTCTAATCCCTCTGCTCCTATGCCCGCAGCAAAGAGAAGAAAGGATGGTACTAAACGAAGCCATGCAGAATGGGCATCAAAAAATGGATTCAGATGGTACAGCGCAGAGAGTTTACCTAAAAAATGGATAGAATAATGGAAGAATTAATGGAACACGCACATAAGTTAATGGATGAGGATTTAGTCAATAACCCACCACACTATAATAACGGCAAGATAGAATGCATAGATGCTATTGAAGCTATGCTAACACATGAAGAATATGTAGGCTATCTTCGTGGAAATTCACTCAAGTATCGTTGGAGGTTTCGTTATAAGGACTTTATACAGGACTTAAAGAAAGCTGAGTGGTATGAGAACAGACTATTAGAAGAGTTAAAAAAGAATGCCGACAAAGTTTAAACAATCATATACATCAAGAAACAGACAGACTGGTGTAGTGACTACAACATATTACTGGATGAAAGGAATTTCAAAGCGTGTTCTGTTTGAAGAATTAAACAAGGAGAGCACTCCATTAAAATTGAAACATAAGATTAGAAAAGAATTAAAAAGAAGAGGTATTAAAATAAGGAATAAAAAATGAATAAGTTACCAACACAATATCAAGAATTCATACATCTGAGCAGATACGCGAGATGGAATGAAGACTTAGGAAGACGAGAGAACTGGCAAGAGACAGTTAATAGATATTTTGATTTCTTTGAAACACACTTAAAAGATAACAATAACTTTAAGCTGACTAAGAAACTACGAACAGAGTTAGAACAAGCTGTTCTTAATTTAGAAATAATGCCAAGCATGAGAGCCTTAATGTCAGCAGGGCCTGCATTAGAAAGAGATAATGTTGCAGGTTTTAATTGTGCTTATGTTGCTGTAGATAATCCTCGTGTGTTTGATGAAACACTTTACATACTCATGTGTGGTACAGGTGTGGGGTTCAGCGTAGAGCGACAGTATATTAATAAACTTCCTGATCTTCCAGAAGAACTACACGATACAGATACCATCATTAAGGTAGCTGATTCAAAGATTGGATGGTCAAAAGCATATAAAGAATTTTTATTTTTATTATACTCAGGGCAAGTACCTAAATGGGACCTAACTAATATTAGACCACATGGCGCAAGATTAAAA